GCCTAGCCAAGTACTCGAGCAATTGAAAACGCCGTAATTGTAAAATTTACCGCGGGGTATGGTAGTGCCGCCCTGGTACCCGATGCCATTAAGTCGGCTATCCTTTTAATCGTCGGTTTTTTATATGAGAACCGCGGCGACGAAGGCCACCGTACAATGCCCAAATCGATAAATAATTTATTAGATCCTTACCAAGTAATACAATTTTGATTGATGAACAAAAAACCCAACATAGGGCAAATGTACTACTCGGTAACAATCCAAAATTTTACCGTGGCCAAAAACGACGATGGCGAACCCATAAAAACATGGGCCACTTTCGCAACTGTTAAGGCCGCCGTTAATACAACCAGTACCGGCGAGCGTGAGGAAAACGACCGCCAAACCGATGTAAGCGTATTAGAGTTTAGTATTAGAACCCTGGCAAACCTAACCACTAAAATGCGAATATTACATAACTCACTGTATTACGAAATAACCGGCATTACCCCAGTGGGCCGCCGGTATCAAATTTTAAAAACAATGCTTTCGTTAAAAAGCACTTATTAATAACATGGTACAAATAACCAGTAGTATACAAGGTTTTGACCAGGCCGTTAGGGCGCTGGATGCGTTACCGGATAAATTCCAAAAGCGCGCCATTATGCCAATGTTACGCCGTAGCACTCGCCCAATGATACGCTCGGCCCGGTCCAGGTTATTAGCTTATGGAAGTGCATATAAAAAGTTAGCAAAATCAATTGGTAATATTACAGCCAAAAGCCGTAACGCCATTATATACGTTGGCCCCAGGATAAAAGGAAAATGGGGCGCCATTGGATATATAGCCCATTGGGTTGAATATGGCACCAGCGGGTTAAAAGGTAAAAGCTCCGGCACACGCTCATGGGCTCGCACCGAAAAAAACGTACAATATGGCTCATGGGTTGGTGGCATAGCAAAAGGCGGGCGGTACCGTGCCGACCAACCACCAAAGCCATTTATGCGCCCGGCCATCGATGCCGAAAAAAATAACGTGGGTAAACTGGTAACCCAAAATTTTAGGGATCATTTACAAACCCAAATTAACAGACTACTCAAAAAGGTATGAACATAGGCAACGCAATATATAATATACTTTCTAACGATGCCACCGTAACCGGTATCGTAGGTACTAATATATTTCCATTGGCCGCACCCGATGGCACCGATTTACCTTACATAACATATTTTAAATTGTCGCACATACCCAATAAAAATAAAAGCCGGCAAAAAACTATCGAAACCCTACGCGTACAGATCGACAATTTTGCCATAAGTAATACAACCGTAAGCGCTTTGGCCGATGCCGTTAATAGTGCACTATCGTATTACACCGGCACCGTTGAAAGTATAAATATTGACATTATAACTTTTGAGGATGAAAACGATTTGCACGAAACCGATAGTAAAGTTTATAGAAAAGAACAAGATTATTTAATACGAGTTAAAAATTAGAGGCATGGATACAACGGGATGGAATAAAGGCGGCACTATTGCCGGATAAAAAACTAAAAACTAACAACCAAAGATATGGCACGCAAAAAAAAGATAACAACCAAAGACGGCGCAACCGGTGGCGTAAAAGTTACATTAACTAAAGATTACGTTTACCCCAATGGTATGATATTACGCGCGGGTAAATCGCCAATTGTAGCCGGTTATTTTGCCGACGAACTAAAGGCCGGCGGGTACCTCGATAAACAACAATCCAACCCAAAAGACTAGCGCGCGAATGTTTCGCGGGTTTAACATTAAACACATTAAACACTAATCAATAAAATAACAAGATCATGGCAACAACTGGAACAATAAACGCAACCCTCCTCGCTATTTGGGTGGGTGCCGTTAAAATGGATGTGCAACTAAATTGCGATTTGTCAATTTCACACGACCCCCGCGTATCAATAAATAAAGATTCAGCCGGATGGGAGGGCACACGCTCGGGTAAAAAGAGTTGGGAAATGAGCGGCGAAAGCGAAATGCAATACGATGCCACCCAAGGTATGGAGGAACTTTTTGATGCATTAATAGCCGGCACCGAGCTAACATTACAATTTAGTACCGAGGTAACTGGCGACGTACGCCTAAGTGGCGTGGCCCAGGTTACAAAACTCGATATAAGCGCCGGAGTTGAGGAGGATGTAAATTTTTCATACGCTTTTAAAGGTAATGGAGCAATTGCAAAAACAACTGTTTCGTAATAATTAGTTAAACAAATTGGTTGGAACCTGGCACCCCTATACATCGGGGCGCCTTACTCCAGCCTAACCCAAAAATTAAGTAAATGGATACAATTAAAATTGATGGTACAGCGTACCCCGTAAAATTTGGCCTTTCGGTAATACGAGCCTTTGCCCGTAATAAGGGTTTTATTTCGTTAGATGAATTTGAAGATTGGTATACAAAAGCCGCCGATAATAACCTCGAAATGCTCGACGATATTGCAACCCTTTTATTACTTGGTATTAAGCGTGGTTGTAAAAAGGATGGTATTGAGTGCGGTATTGATACCGATGATATACTCGATTTGATGCAAGGCGACCCCGCCGAGTTTGCAAAATTACAAACCATTTTGCAAAATTCAGTTGAAAGCGAGGCCGACGAAACACAACCAAACCCCAAAGCCGAAACCTCCAGCGATGAAAAAAAGTAATAAGCTGGGCGTGGATTGAGCGGCAAGCGCTTGGCGCGATGGGTATGGCGCTTAAAGATTACGAGGATATTACCCTCGCCGCGTTCTTAAATAAGCTGGCCGGCTTTTACGAGCTGGAGCAACAAAAGCAAAAAAATGATTGGCAAAGGTTTGATTACCTGGCGTGGATGATTGAAATTAACAACCCATATATTAAAGCCAATATGAAGGCAAAAACATTAACAGAATTTCAAAACCGAAAAAAGAAAAAAACAATAAAAAGAAAATTAACTAAAAAACAATTTGAGGACTTTATCGAATAATTTAATATTTAGAATTTAAAATTTAAAATTTCAATTGTGGGCAATTTAGCATCGTTAACATTTAGGCTTGGAGCAAACATAAAACAGTTTCAAACGAATATGCGTAAGGCTAGTAATACAATTCGTAAAACCGGTGCCGATATGAAACGCATGGGCAAAAGTATGAGTTTGTACATGACCGCTCCAATTGTAGCCCTGGGAGCGTTATCGTTAAAAGCCGCTGGCGATGCCGAGGAGGTAAGTAGTAAATTTGACCAGGTTTTTAGTAATATACAAAGCAAGGCCCGGGCCTCGGCTAACGAGCTCGATAAATCATTTGGGTTGTCCTCCATTGCCGCCAAAAAATTAATGGGCGATACTGGCGATTTATTAACCGGCTTTGGTTTTACCCAGGAGGCCGCTCTCGATCTTTCAACTAAAGTTAATAAACTGGCCGTCGATTTGGCGAGTTTTACAAATATTGAAGGGGGTACCGCAAAGGCAAGCGAGGCATTAACAAAAGCATTATTAGGCGAAAGCGAACAAGCCAAAGCCTTGGGTATTGTAATACGGCAAAACTCGCCCGAGTACAAAAATTTGGTTGCCGAAAAAATGAAAAGTTTGGGCGTATCTATGCTCCAGGCAAAAGCCCTAACGGCCTTAGAAATTGCCACCAAACAAAGCCGCAACGCGTGGGGCGATTATGCAAAAACACAAGGTAGTTTTGCAAACCAAAGCCGCGAGCTTACCGAAGATTTAAAAGATTTGGGTATTACATTTGGTAAGGTATTAATACCTATTGCAAAGTCGTTTATAGAAAAAGCGAGGAGTGTAATAAATGTATTCCAAGGCATGACCGATAGAGGCAAACGTACCATTGTAATAATGGCCGGTATTGCCGCCGCCATCGGTCCGGTTATTATAATATTTGGTACAATGCTTACAGTATTACCCGCCATTGGTGCCGCTTTTACGGCCATGCTTGGCCCCATTGGGTTAGTAATTGCCGCCATCGCCGCCATTGCCGGCGCGTTTGTTTATGTGGTTGGTAACTGGGATGCATTTAAAGAACGGTTAACAAATTGGGAGTGGCTTAAAAATGCCGCCATCGATGCATTTATAGGTATTATCAAAGTAAGCTCATTTTTTTTAAACGAGTTAACAAAATTATTTGGCGTCGACTTTGTTGCGCCCGTAGTTAAGGAGCTCGAAAAATTAAAGGGGCCAATACCCGAAATAGAAACCGAGTTTAAAAGCTTTGGCGATACCATTAAGGATATAACGCGCGATGCCATGCAAGCCATGGGGTTCATGGGTAAATCGGGTACTTGGGCATTTGGCGCCATGAGCTCGGGGGCTAAAGCCTCAACCGATAATATACGGGGTATCCTCCCACAAATAACAAAAATGAAAACTCGCGTTACTGATTTAAACACCGAGCTAGCAAAAAAACCCGATATATTTACTTTTTTCACAATGCAACTACGTAAGGCCGCTGGCGATGCCGCCAAGGAATTTAAAATATATAAGGAGTTTGTTATTAAAAGTTGGGAGCAAACCACGGATAGTATCCAGGCCTCCATGGTTCAGGGTATTGTTGCCCTGGGCACAACTTTGGGCGAGGCCCTTGGCGATATGATTAGCGGCGTAGATCCTAATTTTGGCGAAAAGGTTGTTGCCGTTATTGCCGGCTTTTTAAAACAAATTGGTACCGCACTTATTACTTACGGCGCTTTAATGTTAGCGTTTACGCTATTAAGCTCAAACCCCTGGACCGCCGCCGCGGCCATTGTTGTGGGTATTGCCGCCATTGCCGCCGCCACGGTATTAACAAACGCAACTAAAAAAGGCCCCACCGGCGCCAAACTTGCCGAGGGTGGTATAATACCCCCGGGGTTTAATAACGATACATACCCCGCTTTACTATCCAGCGGCGAGCGGGTAATACCCGCCGCCCTCCCACTTACAGCCGGCGGCTTGGGCGAGGATGGTATGCATTTTACCGGCACCAGCCGCATAAGCGGTAAAGATTTACTAATTGTATTTGATAAAGCAATGCGCGATCGCACCGCAATACGCGGCCACTAAAAACTAACGATTAACGATTAAAATAAATGGCAAGTAATATACGATATAGGGCAGACTGGACCAGCGAGGATGGTTATTTATATCGTATTGATTTAATTGATATTGATTATAACGATGTAACCAATAGCCTCGAAATTGGTATGGATACCTTTGACGGTTTTACACTCGATTACTCGGGCGAAAACCAAGGGCGGTATTCGCCAATATTAGCCAGCGAGTGCGTAATAAATTGCGTGGCCGAAGATGCCGCGTTTGAAACCTTAATCGACGATATAATTGGCGCCCAGGAACAAAGGTTTTTTGTAGTTATATATTTACATGATGGCGCGAGTTATGAATTATTTTGGTGCGGCCTGGTATTACAAGGGCTAATAAATATTGAAGATACCGCATTGCCGTACCCATTCCAATTACATGCC